AATGTACGGTACAAAGCTCGCGAACGCTATTCATTTGGCGTGTCTGATCCACTTGGGATCTTCGGTTCTCCGGGTGCTTAATCCTTGTAAATCAAGGATTTATGGAGAAGGGGCTTCGGCCCCTTTTCTTTTTGCTACAACCGTGTATAATTTCCTGTGTCGTATAACAGGAGATTAAATGGATACCGCGAACCTACCCAAAACTCGTAAGGAAGCCCAAGACTCAGGAGCTAAGTATTACTTCACAGGCGAACCCTGCAAGCACGGGCACGTAGCCCCCCGCAAGACAAAAGGCTCGTGCGTTGAATGTTTGAAGGTTGAATGGGAAAAAGGTAACCAGACTCGTGCAGAATATTTTAGGCAGTACAACGAGTCAGAGGCTGGACAGGCAGCAAAACGTAAATACTACGAAGCTAATCGGGAGTTTGTAATTGCAAGAGCAAATGCCCGACCTGCTGAAGACAGGAAAAAACACCGTGAAAAATACAAAAAACAAAATCCCGATTTGTATAAAGCGTTTAATAGCGTGCGTAAACGTAGACATAAAAACGCTACTCCTCTTTGGGTGACTAAAGAACAAAAATTAGCCATGAGACAGCTTTATTTAGAAGCAATGCGGCTAACAAAAATCACTGGGGAGCGATATGTAGTAGACCACATCATCCCTTTAATTAACCCAAATGTATGCGGCTTACACGTACCTTGGAACCTTAGAGTCATAACCCAAGAGCAAAACCTTCGTAAGTCCAACAAGCTTGTTGACACGCCCCTCACAACCTGATAAAACACTGATATTCCGGGGTTAGCCCGGTGTATTAGACAGTCCCGGCTGACGACATGCAGACTAATACACCGATATCGCATGTGAGGATCTAATGGCAAATACAACCTTTAGCGGCCCAGTTACATCCCAAAATGGGTTTGTGGGCGATCTTACTGGAAACGTAACTGGAAACATTACTGGTAACGTCACAGCAACAACTGTTAGCGCAACGGGCAATATAACAGCAGATAGCGGAACCGCTCCTGTAGCTGGTGGCGAAGCTTCTTTTCTTGCTACGTCCACAGCAGGTCTTGGTATTTATATCGGTTCTGGTGCCCCAACTGTTTCGGCAGCTCAAGGTTCCATTTACCTTCGTACTGATGGATCTTCGACAAGCACTCGCCTTTATGTGAATACCAACGGCACCACGGGTTGGACAAACGTAACGACCGCTGCTTAATTAGGAGTGCATCATGGCGATGCAATATGATGTCTTTGCTGCACATGCGGAAGCTACAGGTACAGTAGTCAACTCACGAACCCGTGTAAAAGGGTATCAGTGCCTTTCCGGGGGCACTGCCGGAGATATTATTTTCCGTGATGGAGGTGCAAGTGGTCCTATTCGCTTGCAGTTCAACATACCTAATAACACTAATAACCCGTTCGCTAATTTAATCCCTGGCGAAGGTATTTTGTTCGATACTAGCGTTCACGTAACGCTTCCTACATCAGCAAAAGTGACGGTGTTCTATGGCTAAGTCTCCTGCATGGCAGCGTAAGGAAGGCAAAAACCCAAAAGGTGGTTTGAATGCCAAAGGCAGAGCTTCGTATAACGCAGCGAATCCGGGGAAACCCGGACTCAAACCCCCGCAGCCAGAAGGTGGTGCTCGTAAGAAGTCATTTTGTAGCAGGATGGAAGGGATGAAGAAGAAGCTCACTTCGTCTAAAACTGCTAATGACCCCAATAGTCGCATCAACAAATCCCTAAGAGCATGGAAATGTTAAGTCATGGAAACAGGCGCTCTGGTTTGGAATCTAATCACGTCGTTTTTAGTGGGTCTGGTGATGTTCATGCTGAAACAATCCTCGGATGAACAAAAGCGGATTCAAATTCTGCTAAACCGTACCCGTGAAGAAATTGCGCGTGACCACATTACTCGTGCAGAAGTTAAGCAAGACCTTGAAAAGATTATGGAACGCTTTGATTCAGGTTTTGAAAGGCTTGAAGCAAAGATTGATGCCCTCGCCAAAAAAGGATGATGAAGATGTCAACAAATAGAAACGTGCCTAGCCCTCCAGATATGGATTCGTCCAAGTATGAGCCGGATCTAAACAAGCCTAAAAAACCCGCGCCAAAACCCAAGCCTAAGCCTAAAAAGGCTGAGTTTGAAATGGAAGAATCTGAGACTTTCACCGCTAAAAAAGGTGGCAAAGTAGGTTCAGCCTCTAAGCGTGGCGATGGTATTGCTAAAAAAGGTAAGACTCGTGGGATGATGCGGTAATGCCAGCAGTTAGCGCAAAGCAAGAGAAGTTCATGCAAGCGGTGGCCCACAACCCAAAGTTTGCTAAAAAAGTAGGTGTCCCTCAATCAGTTGGAAAGGAATTTACGATGAAAAAGATGGCTAAAGGTGGTGGCGTAGCCCCAACCAAAATGGGTGCAGTGAAGACCGCAGCTCCTAGTCGTGATGGTGTTGCTACCAAGGGTAAAACCAAAGGTACGCAGATCAAGATGGCTGGTAGTGGCAAGATGACTGCTATGAAAAAAGGCGGTTATATGAAGGGTGGGAGCTGCTAAATTGATGGCGTCTCGCGGTATGGGGGCTATAGCCCCCTCCAAAATGCCCACTGCCAAGCGTAAAGCGAGGCGGGATGATACTGACTTCACACAATACGCCGAAGGTGGCAAAGTGAATGCTGCGGGTAATTACACCAAACCGGGGCTACGCAAGAAGATTGTGTCTCAGGTTAAAGCCGCAGCCACTCATGGCACAGGCGCAGGGCAATGGTCCGCGAGGAAGGCACAGCTTGTAGCTAAGAAGTATAAAGCCGCAGGTGGGGGCTACCGAGATTGAAAGCGCCGCAGCAGAGTTTGAAGGCTTGGGGGGATCAGAAATGGCGGACAAAAAGTGGTAAACCGTCTAGCAAAACTGGCGAACGATACCTCCCGGAGGCGGCAATTAAGTCTCTTACACCTTCAGAATACGCTGCAACGACAAAGGCAAAACGAGCTGGAAAAAGCGCAGGAAAACAGTTTGTTAAGCAACCGGCAAAAATTGCCGCTAAGACTGCGAGATTTAGATGACCACGAGCGGCTCAACCGACTTTAATCTTGAGTTTACTGACATAGCCGAAGAAGCTTTTGAAAGGGCTGGTCGGGAGATGCGCTCGGGCTACGACCTGCGTACTGCACGTCGTTCGATGAACCTACTAACGATAGAGTGGGCAAATCGTGGCATCAATATGTGGACGATTGAGCAGGGCACGAAGAATTTGGTACAGGGCACTGCGACGTACGATTTACCGAACGACACCATTGACTTGCTTGAGCACGTTATAAGAACGGGAGCTGGGAATGCCTCAACGCAAGCTGACCTCACACTTACCCGGATTAGTGTCTCCACCTACGCCACAATCCCAAACAAACTTTCTCAAGCAAGACCGATACAGATTTACATCAGCCGCAACTCTGGAGCGACGTACCCCGCCACCAGCAGTTATTCTCCATCTGCAACCGCCTACCCCCAATTCACAGTTTGGCCCGTACCTGACCAAGGTACCGAAGCCTCGCCGTACTATCAAGTAGTTTACTGGCGTATGCGCCGAGTGCAGAACGCTGGCGATGGTATTCAGACTCCTGATATGCCGTTTAGGTTTCTTCCTTGTATTACAGCAGGGCTAGCGTATTACATCGCACAAAAGATTCCTGAAGGGCAGGAGCGGCTTCAGATGCTCAAAGCAGAGTACGAAGAACAGTGGAATTACGCCGCTGGCGAAGATCGTGAAAAAGCTGCGGTTCGTTTTGTGCCACGTCGGATGTATCTGGGTAACACCGGGAGCTTCTAATGCCCAATCAGTTTGCAGCGGGTAAATATGCCATCGCGCAATGCGATAGGTGTAACTTTCGCTTTAAATTGAAACAACTTAAATCCCTCGTCATCAAAACCAAGAACGTCAATATTCTTGTCTGCCCTGAGTGTTGGGAACCAGATCAGCCGCAACTCCAGCTTGGTATGTATCCGGTTTATGACCCGCAAGCCATACGCAACCCACGAGTAGATTCTAATTCTTATAGGCAAGCTGGACTTAATGGTTTGCGTGTTGAGCCTGTGAATGATGACTCTAGCCTTGATGAGCTAGGTACGATTACAATGGGTAGTCGAATTATTCAGTGGGGTTTTAATCCTGTGGGGGGTTCAAGATCTTTTGATGCAGCATTAACGCCAAACGATCTTATAGCTCCGGGGCTTGTTAATTCAGTAACTGTTTCTTAGGAGTAAATGATGGATAAGAAAGATTTAGCGCAGGACAAAAAGATGATTGCTGGTGCAGTGCACAAGCACGAGAAAGCCAAGCACAAAGGTCAGCCTCTGACTAAACTTGCTAAGGGTGGTAAGACCAACGCAAACATGCTGAAGATGGGGCGCAACCTTGCCAAGATTGCTAACCAAAAGAACGCTGTACGGGGGCGGTAATGAAACAAGTTAAACCCTTCAACCAACCTAAACCCGCACCGACTCCAAAGTCTACGGATGCAAAACCCAAGACTTCTGGTATCAAGATTCGCGGTACTGGGGCAGCAACCAAAGGCGTAATGGCTAGGGGGCCGATGGCGTGAACTATACGGAGTTAAAGAAGGCGATCCGAGGGTATGTCGAGAACGACTTCCCGACGATTACTTTTGCTGATTCAGTTACGACTTTTACGTCGGACGAGCAGCTTGCTGTTTTTGTTAAGCAGGCTGAGCAGCGCATTTATAACTCCATGCAGTTTCCGTCTATTCGCAAGAATGTGACGGGTGTAACAGCGGCAAATAATAGATACCTTGAATGCCCTCCTGATTTTTTATCGTCTTATAGTTTGGCTGTTATTGATGCTGATGGGCGGTATCATTATTTGCTTAATAAAGACGTTAACTTTATTAGAGAGGCTTATCCTATACCGACAGGTTCAGGTAACACAGGTCGCCCACGGCACTACGCTATTTTTGGCCCAACAGTAACGGGTGGAGTTGTTAGTAACGAGTTAAGTTTTATTCTTGGGCCAACGCCTGATGCAATTTATAACGTAGAGCTTCATTATTATTACTACCCAGAATCTATTGTGACCGCTGGAACATCTTGGCTTGGCGATAATTTTGATTCGGTTTTATTTTATGGTGCTTTACAAGAAGGCTATACATTTATTAAAGCTGAACCTGACATGCTTGGCAGAATAGACGCGCAATATAAAGAAGCACTTAGTCTTGCCAAACGTTTGGCAGATGGTCTGGAGCGTCAAGACGCTTATCGTTCCGGTCAAGTACGGTATCCGGTGAAGTAGTATGGCAATCTACCAAACCATGTGTACAAGCTTTAAGGCGGAGGTTGCCCAAGGCTTGCACAACTTTACAAGGACTACGGGAAATGTATTTAAGCTCGCCTTGTACGTCGCAACTGCCAACCTCGGTGCAGATACTACCGTCTACACAACCTCTGGTGAAGCCAGTGGAACCAATTATTCGGCTGGGGGGATTGCACTCACAAACATCACGCCCCTTTCTTCAGGCACTACAGGCTACTGGTCGTTTGATGATGCAACGTTTACCAACGTAACGCTTTCCTGTGCAGGGGCGCTGATCTACAATTCAACCAACGGCAATCGTGCGGTGTGTGTTTTAAGTTTTGGAAATACGATTACTAAATCAGCTTCAAATCTAGTTATTACTTTCCCGCCGATGGGTGCAACTGACTCTGTTTTGAGGATTACATAATGAAGCTTACAGCTAAAGCAACAGACACAGCCGCTTGCGGTCTGATTACCAACCCCGGATCGTCGGAAGGGTTGAAGGCCACAGGCCGGTTTTTGATTGAGTGCTACGACAAAGACGGTAATCTCAAGTGGGCAGATGAGTCCAAGAACCTTGTGGTCAATGTCGGGCTTCAATACATGGCTGGCAGCGCACTGACAAGTACGGCGCAGATTACGACTTGGTATCTTGGGTTATATGGTGCGGCGGCTAGTAATACTCCGGCAGCAGCAGATACTATGAGTTCACATGCAGGGTGGACCGAAGTCACTGATTACAGTGAAGCAAATCGTCCGACGGCAACTTTTGCCTCTGCAACCAATGCTAATCCGTCGGTTGTGACTAATTCTGCAAGTAAAGCTCAGTTCACCATGAACGCCACAACAACCGTCGGTGGAGCGTTTTTAACAAGTAACAACACCAAAGGCGGTACAACAGGGACACTGTTTTCAGCCAAGGACTTTGATTCCCCCGGTGATCGTTCAGTAGTCTCAGGTGACGTGGTGCTTGTGACTTATACCTTTAGCTTGTCTGCGTAATGGCTTTTGTTCTTGCAGATCGGGTTCAAGAAACCACGACAACCACTGGAACGGGGACGGTAACCCTTGCTGGTGCTGTAACGGGGTTTCAATCCTTTGCTGCGGTAGGTGATGGCAACTCGACGCTCTATAGTATTGCCGATCAATCAGGAACGTATTGGGAAGTTGGGGTAGGCACTTATACTGCTTCAGGCACTACGCTATCTAGAGATTCGGTACTTTCGTCAAGTAATAACGCAAACCTTGTTGATTTTCCGGCAGGGACAAAGAATGTTTTTGTAACGTTCCCGGCGTCAAATACGCTGTTTTCACTAAACAATCAAACCATCACAAGCAGTTACAAGATTCCGGTAGGTAATAACGCTAGCGCCGTGGGGCCAATTACGATTAACACAGGCAAGGCAGTCACGGTGTCTACAGATCAAGCGTGGCTTATTTTTGGGTGAAATCACATGAGTAATCTCAAGGTCCAAGGTAATGCAAGCGGCACTGGGACAACCACGCTGCAATCGGCTAATACGTCATCAAGCACAACATTTACACTTCCAGGTGTTGACGGTACGAATGGTCAGTTTCTGAGTACTGATGGGGCTGGGAATCTTACATTTAGTTCTCCGGCTGGTGCTGGTACAGTGACGACTGTTTCGGTTGTTTCGGCTAATGGACTAGCTGGATCAGTTGCAAACGCATCATCAACCCC